AGTGTCCGTAAGTAGCTGAAACTGATAAATCAGGATCTAAGTCAGTTGTGGCAACTAGCATAGAAGCTCCAACATCAAATGCTGTGGCTTGGTCGAAATCAGTCCAAGTATCTATCAAAGCTGTTCTTTTATCAAATAAGTCGTTAGGGTAAAAACCTTGTGTGACCATATGTCTACGCAAACGTAATGGTTGCTTACCACCTAAATCTAATGTGTTAGCAAAACTATATGAACCTCCAGTAACATCAACAGCACCTAAGAAATCAAAATCAGGAATAGCATCAAAATCTGTCTGCGAATCCAAAGTTTCTAATGATCCCAGAACAAGACCAGTTACCTCATCACTAAAAAAACAATCAACTTTTTCACCAGCAAAAGGTGGTGAGTCATTATCTTCTCTATCTTCTAATACTGTTAACTTAGGAAATACATCAGGACTTGTTGAAAGAACAACAACAGAAGCATCACCAGAACTTAGCCTCCCTCCATCATCTTTGAACTTTAAAAGGTACGTTCCATTTACAATATTTGGAACAATCGACTCACTAACGTTTCCAGAAAGTTCGGGTAAAACATCAACTGAATTGGTAAAAGTTGCACCAGTTGTAAGGTTAGAACTGCGAATTACCACGTTTCCACCATGAGTAACGTCAATATCAGTAGATTTATCAAAACGTAATCTTACAAATTCATCTGATAGTGGTTCGATTCTGACATTTTGAACATCTGCTGGTACTGCTGTTTTTCCTTCAGCAACAAATTCAAGTGAAGAAGGTATTATGCTTGGTTCAAAAAATGCGTTGTAACTAAAAACTTCAAACTCATAAGTACCTAATTCAGAATCAAATATTTCAAATACTGGACTCTGTACAATAGTTGTTTGAAAACTTCCATCATCAAATTTATGTTTCACTGAATATTGCGAAACCCCTGCTACTGGTTGCCAACTTAATAGTATTTTACTTACGGCTCTATCACCTAAGACAATAATTAGTTCTTCTGCTGTTAAATCACTAGGAGAATCTTTTAATTCAATTAAATTTTTTATAACAGGAGTTGTTATTGCTGCCCCATCTTCTATAAAAGCGTATTTATCAGAATTATGAAACATTGCAGTTATGGTAAATAAATTATTATCTTCACTAACAGAAAGAACCCTGAAATCTTCTGTTTCGACAGTAGTTCTTACTAACAACCAAACACTATTTACTTGTGGAGCAGAAGCATAAGCACTAGAAACTGTAATGACAGAACCAGATATTGTTGATATTGTTTGAGTTTCTAAAGTGCCATCTGTAAGTATTACTGATAGTTGATCTCCACTAGCAGCTTCAGTTGGTAAGTCTTTTGTATTGTCTACAGTAATCTGTGTTGTTGTGGCTGCTGCAATTCTTCCAGAACGTCTTAAACCACTGCGAACAGGATCTTGAATTGTAATTACCTGTGAAGGCCTTATCAGAGATCCAGCATCAGCAGTTGTACTAAAAGCAACAGTTTCTGTTTCATTGTTTTGGGTGTACAAATGCCATAAACCCATTCTTCTTGCTTGTGCCTGATCGCTACAGCCTATTGCTTCAATATTTTTAACAACCACTCCATATTTTGTTTGGTTTGCAGCAGTATCTTCAACAGTCTCATATTCGTAAGTTCTAGTTTCATTTTGGAAATATTTGACATTAATAACTGTATCTTTTGTTTTTTGGCTTGCACCTGTATAAACAAAACCATCTTCAGTTACGTTGGCATAAGAAAAGAAATATGAGCTTGTAGTAGGTCGATCTTGTACAAGAGTTACTTTGCCATCTTCAAAAAATAAACTTGCTCTCATAATCGAGGCAACCTTATTAAGGATTGTGTAACCCTCGAAAACTCTTTGAATAACTAAATTACAGCTAAACCTAGGGCCAGTTCCACCTTGACCATCATCTATAAGTGTTGAATTATATTCTGAAGCATTATAAAAAGCATATTTATCTACCTCATCTTCTGATATGAAATCACCAAATCCAGCCCTGCTTTCAGTAATGAGATCATAAAGAACCCAAGCTGGGTCATTACACCATTCTTTAGCAGTTTTTAATGTGCCGTTAAAACTTCCACTAAATGACAAAGAACCATCTGATCTAACAGTTGCATTGTGCGGTATTTTAATAAGCCGCCCTCTGATACGATACATTCTTTGGGGAACGGATCTGAAGATTTCAGCATCAAAACGTAAGGCGGCAACAGCAGTATTTGGATAAGTAGGTGTTTCAAAGTCTAATTCAGTAATAGAGGTTAGTTCAAAAGCATTTACAAGCTTTACATCTGTACTGTCTGCTGTCACTCTTGTAACTGTAACTGTTAGTGGAAATTCTGATGCTGGAATATTGTCATTAAGACTTGTACCATGAAAAGTAATAATATGATCCTTAAAATATGGTGATGTGCTTTTTCCAGTAATACGACCACCAGAACTATGTATATTTCTATCAAGTCCTGTTAAAAGAGTTTCTGGGTTAATTTTTTTTAATAATGTTCCTGCTTGATTTTTAACCTCTATTGTATATTCAACAGTTGTACCAGATATATTTCCATCATCTTCAATTTTTTGTAATCGTGGAAAACCAACTGTAACCCTCACACCTTCCGTATTAGTATCCGTAATAGAAACTGTTTGTGGTTGGGCAACTGTTACAGTTACTCCTATTGGTCTATCCCTTTCTGTTTCAGTTACACCTCTTATTTTTGTTTGATCTGCTGTTCCTAATTTTGGTATAAATGCTGGTCTGTTTGCATTTGTTGTACCAAAATTAAAAGTACCATCTGCTGGGTCCGTGTCTGAGGCAGATTGCTGTAAAACTTGTACATTATTTAAAAATATATCTTTTAAAGCAGTTCTATTATAATCGTCTGTTCCTAATGTATGCCCAGCATCAATAGCAGAAGGAAAACCTGCAATCTCGCCTTCACAAATTACATCTACAGTTGTTACAAATTGACGAGAACCAATCTCGCCATCTTTCATTTCTGCATCGTAATATTTTAAACCTTCCCCACCTCTATAACCGCCCGAATAATCAATTCCTCTCCATTTAAAATCTCTTACACTTCTAGGTAATGGCATTTTAATTAACCTCCGAAATAAACAGGGGCAGTATCAGTACCAGATGACACCACAACAGATCCAGTAAACACCTCTCCATATATTAAAGGTATGCAAACACCGGCTCTACTTACGTTCTGAATACCACTAAATGAATAATTAACTCTTGAATCTGTTTCACTTAAGCCAGAAGATTCACCTACGTTTGGTCCTTGTTGAGGAAATAACATATTGGTTACACCTTGAATCGCCATTGAAACTCCAGTAGTTATTAAAGCCGCCCCAATATATGCCAAGACAGCACCTCCTACTGCTGTAGCAGCAGCACCAGCACCAATAAATGCAGCAGCTAGGAAAAACCATGCTCCAGAAACAATAGGGATCATTCTTATCTCTCCTTCACTAACAACAGTCAAGTCATCATCTGTTCTTATGACATCATTATTAATTGTTATTCGATACATATTTTTTATAAGATGTGGTTCTATTTCTGGATAATTACAAACTAAATATTTATAAACATCTTTCATATTTTTAACATCTGCATAACTAACGTGCCATCCTACTAATTCAGCTAATCTGCCATAAACTTTTATTTTGCGTAATCCCTGCTCATATTCTGTTCTTTCTCTATCAATAAACTTATCTTTACTAAGCATGGGTTTATGCTCTTTGGGTTTTAATTCTTGCACCTTTGCATTTTTAGGGTCAAAAATAAACCAAGATAATCCAAGAAAATCACAATTTTTTATGTCTTCTTCTGATGGTGTTAAATCTCCGTTTGGGTGTGAGTGACAGATATGTAATACAGTTCCAGTTTCTTCAGCCTTTGCCCAATCTTCGGGATCTATCGTAAAACTATTTGCACCTTCAATAGCAATATTTTTACAAGGATAATATTCCTCTTTCCCTTCAATATCTAAAACCAAACCACATTCCGCCTTCTTCCTCT